ATGATGGAGGAGCTGTTAAAGCCTTTTTCATCGGAAAGCATTGGGATTTCCTATGCACGACAGCTTCCGGATCCGGATTGCGGAATCATTGAGCGGTACACGCGAAGCTTTAATTATCCGGAGACGACAAAGATTAAAACTGCAAAGGATCTGCCGGAGCTTGGTATTAAGACCTTTTTTGCCTCTAATGTGTGTGCAGCCTACCGGAGAAGTTATTTTGACGCCTTGGGAGGATTTCCGGATCATACGATTTTTAATGAGGACATGATCTATGCAAGGCATCTGATTGATGCCGGATATGCGATTTCCTATACGGCAAAGGCAGAGGTGATTCATTCACACAATTACAGTGGAATAGAACAGCTTCACCGGAATTTCGATCTGGGCGTATCGCATGCACAGTTTCCGGAGGAATTTAGCGGAATCCGGGCAGAATCCGAAGGCAGAAAACTGGTTTTACAGACCTGCCGGTATCTTTTGAAGCTTCATAAGCCTTGGCTGATTGTGAAGCTGATCTGGCAGAGTGGATGTAAATACATCGGATATTTTCTAGGAAAACGTTATCAGAAATTCCCTGCATGGTTCGTAAAGCGGTGCAGCATGAACCATAGCTATTGGGACTGATGCTGTGAATGCTGACCGGGAAGAGGGTTGTCAGCAAGGCTGAAAAATGATATAAGTATATTTAAGTTGATTTTGGAGGATCAGATATGTGTGGAATTGTTGGTTATATTGGGAAACATCAGGCTGCCCCGATTATTTTAGAGGGACTTGCAAAGCTGGAGTACCGTGGTTATGATTCAACCGGTATGGCAGTTTTTGATGGAAAGAAGATTAATATTCAGAAAGCAGCAGGCAGATTGCAGGTGCTTGAGAATATGACAAGAGGCGGCGGGAGAGGGAGGAGGCGGGGGGGGCTTTTTACAAAGTTTCGCGCAAAGATTTGTGTGATTTCCGACAGAAACTTTCGAGCAAACTTTCGCTTTCTTCATCTTCTTGTGCCCGAAAGACAGCAACGACGACCTCGCCGCGATGATGCGGCACCGGAATGCGATCATGAAAGAGGCGGGGAAAGAACCATCGTAACCCCTCATATCCTACCCTGCAATATTGGAAATCCCCCGGAGTGATCGGGGGATTTTTTATTTTATCATTTTCAAAAATTCGGATTCGAAAATAACCCGAATATTAGCACCTTTCGTATTATAGTTCTCGATCTTTTTTAATTTGGATGGCCCTGCGTTCATACCGACAATGACATAATCTGTTAGGCTACTGATCGAGTTGTTAATATCTGCCCCCATTGCTTTGACGATCTCGGCCGCCTCGCTACGTGATATTGACTCAAGCACACCGGTAAATACTACCTTTTTATCATAAAATGGGCTACTGGGGGCCGCATGTTCTAAATCCTGTTCCAAGATGTCGCCAGATAAACGATCCTCTACTATTATGTCACCCGTTATGATCTGATCATAAAATGACTCTTTTTCGTGTACTGTAATATTTCCTTTTGAAAGCAACTCATTTTTACGCTTGGCAGATATAGCTTTACGACCCTCGATTTCGCAAAGGTATTTTTTATAGGCATACCAAGCATCGGAATCGAGTTCAAAATCGACGTCATCATTGGATAGATCGTATTTGATTACCAAGTTCTTGATTTTTACTACATCTATCCCCTCAATATGTCGAATATCGTTTATTAGTGTTTCAACACCTTTATTGAATAAATCTATTGCATTGCTGATTTTATAGGCATCAACGGTCAAACATTGAAAAGAATCAGGCGTGATTGTGTATGTAATGACGCCACTTGTTTCATGTCCAGTAATTGATATTTTCATAAGGCGATAGAGTTTATGTTATTCTGCGAACGCGTGAAACAATAATATATCCAGTTTTGTAATCCGTTTTGTCGTGGTGGTGATGTTGAGGTTGTAAGGCAGGGCCGCGTCTTTGATCGGATAATCGGGTGTCAGTATAAATCGTTCGGGTTGTTTTATCCTTGTACCGCCTTGCCAGCAACACCCTGCACATCCGCCGCAGCCCCTTTTTGGGCTAATAATTCGATCGTCTTTTGCTGGGAGGCAACAATATCCAATAATTTATCGATTCGTTCCGAATTTTTGTCGTTTTTTTCTGCGGAGGCCTCATTATTTTTAAGCATTTGTCCATTTCCGGTAAGAAGCCAATAGCAATCCACATCTGGATAAATAGTGATAATTATTCGCTATTGCATCCGAGTTCAATGGCGTAAATTTCGCCTTTCCTTTGAAACTCGCATAAGACATTCCTATTTCATTTGAAAATTTCTCATAACTAACCCCGTGATATTTAGCAATTTGCAATACCCTCTCCTTTATTTCAGTTATTTTATTTGCCATTTATTTGGAAATTGGATTTAATTCACTATATTTGCATTGTCATTACAATAGTAATTACAAATATAATCAAATAAACGAGATTATGAGAGAGATTAAATTCCGGGGCAAGCGCCTCGACAACGGGGAGTGGGAATATGGCGACCTGTTACAGTACGATGATGGGTCTGTTTGTATCGGAGTACATAGTAAAAATTACACAGATGATGGCTTTAATGTAGGCCAATATCATCACATCGCACCAGTCAATGAAGATACCGTTGGCGAGTACACGGGGCTGAAAGACAGAAAGGGCATTGCCATATACGAGGGGGATGTGATACGCTCTCCATTGTCCGAGGATAAAACTCGCCCTCATAGAATCTTTTACCATACCGGCAACGCAGCTTTTATGAGAGCCTTGATCGATAGAAAGGAATTATGTTATTTAAGATTGGATCAGGATTGGATTTATAAGTTTGGAAAAGAAGTCATTGGCAACATCCACGACAACCCTGAATTGATTGAAAAACAAACCGCCGAAAGGCATAAAAACAAAAATAGTATGTTCAAAAAGTTAGATTATCAAGTGTTCCCGAGTGAGGAAAAAACCATCTGTGTTGTCGATGACCCGGTATATGGCGGGGCGCATTGCTATGCGATTCAACACTCGGAGGGCTTTTCTGACGGAAAAGCAAAGTATGTGCCCGTCGAAACCCGCATTCAGTTTGTACAGAAAAATGACGACGGAAGTGTCATTAATGGCGTGCAGTCGGAGCAGTTAGCTTATATTCTGCTCGACCGTGCTATCAAACTGAATAACCGTTTCCCGTCGCCGCAGAACGAAAAGCAGATCGCCGGGCTGCGGATGTTCCTTGAAGGTTGCGAGGAGCGTGTCCGTGATCGCATGAATCGCGGAGTAATGGGTGACCTCAAACAGTGACGCTGATTGTTCTGAAATCAAGTTATTGAGTGCAACACCCTCCCGCGAACCGTCAAGCGGTTACCCGGAGCGATACCGGCGCGGGAACAAAACATAAACAGATTTTTAATTATGGCCGAATTAGTCCGAACCGTAAACTTTGCCGAAACCTTTGCCGCGTTGAGGCTTGGCGAAAGCGTCGAGTTCAGCGTTGCCGAGTTTACCGAATCGAGCGTGCGGGCCAACGCCAGCCGCTACTGCAAGGGTAAAAACATCAAATTGTCGGTCTCCGCGTTGAGGGGAACCGGCGTTATCAAAGTAACCCGTAAATCGTAATACCATGAACCACGAACCTCTCGACCGACTGCATTTGCAGCAGATAGCCGCCGCCTACGCTGCCGGGTATCGTATGGCCCGGGCGGAGCTGGCCGACGATACGAAATACTACACCCTCACACAATGCTACCGGAAATTCGGCCGTGGTACGGTCGATCGGTGGGCTACCGAGGGGCTGATTGAAATAATCAAAGACGGAACCCGCAACAGTAAGTGCCGTGTGCTGGCGGAACGTATAGAGCTGGTTGCCTCACAAAGTAACCGAGCCAGCTGGTTCGACAATCACGAATAATCCGCAGCGATGGGAAAGATGTACAGACGATGGGACAAATTCGAGGTGCAGGACGTAATCGCCCGCTATCTGTCCGGCGAGGATGTGCAGGCAATCGCCGAGGAGTACGGACGATCGGTTCGCAGCATAGAGATGATGATATATCGGCAAGTGTTGCATCGTCGTGAAAAGTCATCGGCAGATGATCACGCAAAACTGGACTGTATGCCCGATCCGTTCGAGTGGATGGGCGGAAAAAAGAACCTACAAAAAACCGTATGAAATGGAACAGACTTTCGAGCAAATGAAGGACGCGGCGAAAGAGGTACATCGCCGATTTTACAAGTATTGCACCTCCTCGTTCAATGATATTGTTAATACCGACAATGTGCGAGATTTGCGCCGTGTCGTGATCCGTTATCGCGATTATGTTTCAGACCCTCGGGCAGCCCGCTATATCCACGAGAATTATGCGGATGTATTGGAGGCGCTGGGGCTGCGGATCCAGTTTTACATCGATGGCCGTGTACGGCTGTATTTGGCAAACTAATATCCCCGATTATGGAATGGAACAACCACCCCTTTGAAAAAGACACGCCCGTAAGGACGTTCGGCAGCCGCAGCGAGTTGGCGGCCTGGGACGCCGAGAATTGCGATCGGTGCATCAAGCACGACGAATGCGAGCTGTGCGACGCGATCATGGCGGCGTACATCGGCGACGAGCGGGTGCCGCTGTGGGTCGCCAAGCGGATCGGATGTCTATATGACCCGCTCTATTTGTCCGCCAGGCTCGAAAGCACGTGCAGGGAGCGCCGGACGGAGGAGGAACGAGATTTTCCATTTTAACCATAAAAACCACGATATGAAAAGCGAAAAAGCAAAGGAATTTATCGACAAGAACGAAATGGATGCTGCGAACCTGGTAGATAAAGATGGTTGCGGCTGGGCGGTTGTTGGTATTTATGATGCTTACAAAGCCGTGGAACTTGCCGAGAAAGATGCGCGGGAACGAATGAAGAGGGCGTTTTGCTTACAAATATGTGGCGAGCGAGGCAATACTGAGAGCGGATGCGAATGTACGGATTTTTTTGATTTCTTAAGATATTACGATAATGAATAAGCCAGACACAAGCCCCGGATACTCCGCCGACATCGATACGGAATACAACAGGGTGACGGAGAACGGAACCAAGGTGTGCGGATCGTGCAATTGCTTCAAGTATGAAGACGCCAACGGGTATGGTGAATGCGAACACCACGATGTCCCCGAAAGCTATTTCGAAGCTCGTCACTGCTCCGATTACTGTGGGAATTGGATTCCGAAAACTAAATGAGTAAGAAAATTTAAGGTTGGGAAATTATGGCAAGACCGAGAAAACTAAATGCGGACTGGTTCCCGCACGACGTAAACGAACGAAACAAACCGATGGTAAAGGCCATTCGGCGCAAGTTTTCACACTTGGGGTATGCGGTATGGACTTATTTGCAGGAAACGCTGACCAGTAGCGATTTGTTCCGCATCAAGTGGGACGATGTGACCGTCGAGTTGCTGGCGGCCGATTACGACGTTGAACCGGAGGATCTGATAGCGATAGTAGAATATGCTGTCAAAATCGGCCTGTTGGAAATCGGGGATGGGTTTATTTTCTCCGCCGAACACCGTAACGGCCTGAAACCTTTGCTATTAAAGCGCGAGCGCGATTTGCTTTTCCTTGATAATAAGGCAAAAAGCAAAACAGACGCAGGGGGCGCGGAAATTATCGACGCCGAAAATGAGCCGAAAACAAGCGAAAACACAACGAAAAAGGAGCGAAACCCCAAAAATGAAATGATTTTCGACGCTGAAAATGTTGAAAAAACAGAGCCGACGGGAGTTTTCGACGCCGAAAACAGGCGGAAACAGGGTTTTTCGTCAATTATCGGCGAATTTCCTTTTTTTAAGAGTAAGAGTAACAGTAAGAGTAATACACACACAGTAATCCCTACATGGAAAGGGGGTGTGGGGGAAAACCAAACCGCCGAGTTCCTCGACTGGCTCGATTCGGCCTATCCCGAAATCGCAGCGATGGCCGAACCGATCACCGAGGAGCAGGCCCGTGACATTCTGGCCAAGTTCAGTGCCGAGGATATAAACCGCATCATCGCGGCAATGGACAACAAAGGGGCGTACAAGAACAAATCCGCATACTCGACGTTTGCCTCGTTCGTGGCTCACGACATCATCATCAAGAGCCGCAAAGCCGACACGGGCCGCAAATACACGTACAACGAGGTGATCGCCGAGGTGGACGGAGGCCGAGGGGCGTGGGACGATTTCCAGTTCCTCGCAATGCCCGACGGCACGAAGTACTGGATGCGTAAAATCGACATAGCCGCAATACAAGCATGAGACGAAGATCGACCGACAACACCGACACGATGACCGCAAGCGAATTTAGACGGCTTATTTCCGGCGATCTCCCCCGAAATGGTATAACTACACCGATCGGCAATCGAAAGGTCTTAAACGCGACGAAAACCGAGGAAAACGGGGTAATCTTCGACAGCCGGCTCGAACGCTACATGCACGATCTGCTGAAATCGCACGGAATATGCTTTCTGTTTCAAAAACGCTACACCCTACAAGAGCCGTTCACCTACAACGGGGAGAACGTTCGGGCGATCACCTACACGCTGGACTTCTACCTGCCGGATTACGACATGGCGATCGACACCAAGGGCGTGGCCACCCAGCAGGGCAAGATCCGCATCAAGATGCTGAAGCGCCTGTTTGCCGACCTTGGCCGCACCACCACGATCGAGTTGCCCCGCACAAAAGACGAATGCGCCGCGCTGGTGGCTCGGCTGACTTCAAACCGATAAAACGAAAGTTATGCAAATCAATACCACCTACAACCTGGATGCGCTTGCAGCGGCCCGACTGCTGCCGGACGGATGCGTGGATTGCATTGTCACATCGCCGCCCTACTACGGGCTGCGTGATTACGGTGTGGACGGTCAGATCGGGCAGGAGGAGTCGCCGGAGGCTTTCATCGCTCAACTCGTTGAGGTGTTCCGAGAGCTGCGTCGGGCACTCAAGCCGGAGGGGACGTTGTGGGTGAACATGGGCGACAGCTACAACTGCTACAAAGGCAATGCTGTCCGAAAAAACGCACAAACGGATTACGCCGGACACCGATGCCAGCCAGTTCGAAAACCCGGATTCAGGTTGGAGTGCAAAAATCTGAAAAATAAAGATCTGATCGGGATCCCGTGGATGCTGGCGTTCGCCCTCCGTACTGACGGCTGGTACTTGCGTCAGGACATTATTTGGCACAAGCCGAACCCGATGCCCGAGAGCGTCACAGACCGATGTACGAAAGCACACGAGTATATTTTCCTGTTCAGCAAATCGGCCCGCTATTACTTTGATGCCGAGGCGATCAAGGAGCCAGCGACCGGGTGGAACGGATCGAAATTCGAGGATGGCAAGAACCTGATCAACCATCCGAACGTCGGCAAGAACCGGCAGCGCAAGCCGGCAGGATGGGACACGGGGAAAGGCGGCCACGGATCATTCCATCGCTCCGGTCGTGCGGAAGCGATTGAATACACCGAGATAGCGCCGGAAGCTTCAACGACGCGCAACAAACGAAGCGTGTGGACAGTTCCCCCGCAGCCGTTCAAAGAGGCCCATTTCGCCACGTTCCCCGAGGATTTGATCGTGCCGTGCATCCTTGCCGGGTGTCCCGCCGGTGGCCTCGTACTCGACCCGTTCAACGGCTCCGGCACCACGCGCATCGTGGCCAATAAACTCGGCCGCAATGCTATCGGTTTCGAATTAAATCCCCAATATATCGAAATAGAGAACAGACGCCGCAGTAAAGAGCTGGGGATATTTGAAAGCATTACGCTATGATCCGCTTTCTGTACATAGACCTCTTTTGCGGCGCCGGTGGAACATCTACAGGCGTTGAGGCGGCACGGTTGCACGGCGAGCAGGTCGCCAAGGTGATCGCGTGCGTCAATCACGATGCCAACGCGATCGCTTCGCACGCGGCCAACCATCCCGACGCGCTGCACTTTGTCGAAGACATCCGCACGTTGAACCTCGACCGGATGCTGGCCCATGTCGAAGCCATGCGGAAACAATACCCTGCCGCCCGCGTGGTGTTGTGGGCGTCGCTGGAGTGCACCAACTTCTCGATCGCTAAGGGCGGCCAAAGCCGCGACGCCGACAGCCGCACGCTTGCCGAGCACCTTTTCCGATACATCGACGCACTGCGGCCCGACTACATCCAAATCGAGAACGTCAAGGAGTTCATGACGTGGGGGCCGCTCGTGGTGAAAGTCGTCGAGGCATCGGCCGGTCATGGCGAATACTGTCCACTGGCGATAAAGACCGAGGGCACCGGCAAACACAAGCGCCGCACCATCGCCCCCGTGTGGGTGCCCGATGCCGCCCATCGCGGCGAGCATTACCGCCGGTGGGTGGATCGCATTTGCGCGGACGGAGGCTATCGGTTCGACCACCGCATCCTCGATTCGGCGGACTTCGGGGCCTACACCTCCCGCCGCCGGTTCTTCGGGATTTTCGCCGCCGGCCGGCTGCCCATCGTTTTCCCGACGCCCACCCATGCCAAGAAGCCCGCCCCCAACTTGTTCGACGCCCGCGCTAAGTGGCGCCCGGTTCGTGACGTGCTGGACTTGCACGACGAGGGCGCCAGCATATTCGGCCGCAAAAAGCCGCTGGTGGATGCAACCTTCGAGCGCATACACGCCGGGCTGGTGAAGTTCGTCGCCGGTGGCAAAGAGGCGTTCATGGTCAAATACAACTCCATGAGCCAAAGCGGCAAATACGTCGCGCCAGGCATCGACGATCCATGCCCGACGGTTGCGGTGCAGAGCAGGCTCGGCGTGGCAAAGGCGTGTTTCCTTGCCAAGCATTTCAGCGGATCACCGGCCGACCGTGCCATCAGCATCGACGGGCCGGCGCACGCCATCACGACGGTAGATCACCACGCGCTGGTCTCCGGCAACTTTCTGACGGCATATTATGGCAACGGCTACAACTCGCCCGTCGAGGCGCCGGCCCCGACCGTCACGACGAAAGACCGGTTTCAACTGGTGCGTCCTCGATTCCTGAATATGCAGTACGGAAATGGATGCACCGCGTCCGTCGAGTTGCCGGCCGGGACTGTAACCCCCACGCCAAAACACCATCTCGTTACGTATTGTGCGGAAACACCGCCCCGTAAAGGTCGTTATCTACTCAACCCGCAATTCGCATCAGCGGGGGCACCCATAGATCGCCCGTGCTTCACGCTGATCGCACGGATGGACAAAAGACCGCCCAGTATCGTTACAACGGAGAACGACGTGCAGCATCTCGCGCCGTTCATCCGCCGCGAAGGCGATACGCTGATCTACGAGGTATATACCACAGACAGCCCGATCGTGGTGCAGATAAAGGAGTTCATGGCGCTGTACGGGCTGGTCGATGTGAAGATGCGAATGTTGAAGATTTCCGAACTGAAACGCATCATGGGTTTCCCCGCCAACTACAAGCTGGTAGGCACACAGGCCGAGCAGAAGAAGTTCATCGGCAACGCTGTTGAGGTTACAATGGCCCGCGTGATCTGCGAAGCACTGGGGCGTATGATTTTGGATTTTGAAAATGCAGCATGATATGAAAAGTATAAATTTATTCGGCCAAGAGGAGCACGTGTTCACGAATCGCAGAAAGTCGCAAAAAAGTATTTTCGACGATTACGAGGGCTTTGTGGAAAAATTCAATCCCAAGAAAACGACCGACGACTGCTATACGCCTCCAGCGGTGTACGACTATGTTTTGCAATATGTAGCCGATCATTGCGACATCGACGGGATGACCGTTGTCCGCCCGTTCTATCCGGGTGGTGATTACGAGAGCTTGGTCTATCCCGATAATTGCGTGGTGATCGACAACCCGCCCTTTTCGATCATCGCTCAAATTGTCCGGTTCTATCTGAAACGAGGGATCAAGTTTTTCCTGTTTGCCCCGCATCTGACATTGTTCAGCGCTGACCTTGACTGTACACGGATCGTATGCGGCGCCGCTATCGTTTACGAAAACGGGGCAAAAGTAAATACATCTTTTTTGTCCAATATGTTCGGCGAAGCCGGTGTAATAGGTGATCCTGTGCTATATGAGGGGATCGACGCCATTTGCTCGGCGCCGAAAGCGGAATTACCGAAATACAAATACCCGGACTGCGTGCTAATGGTTTCGGATGTAGCGTACATCGTGAAAAACAAGGGTGAGATAAGGATAGACAAGCGGGAAATGCTGCACCGCTCTGCACTCGATGCTCAAAAAAAGCACGGGAAAACGATTTACGGTTCCGGTTTTTTAATCTCACATACCGCCGCCGAAAGAGTTGCCGCCGAAAGAGCAGCGGTGAAAAAAGAGGCTATAGTGTGGGAGTTATCCGAACGAGAGATGCGGATCGTTGAAAAATTAAGCGGGCAATAAATGGAACCAGCCAACCCTTTGCACGCCGAGATACGGCGCCACGTCCGCGAGGTACAACGCACCCGCCGGACTACAAACAGGATGCCCGCCGACGCTCTGGTCATACGCGACGGACTTATGCTGAAAACGCGGTTTTCCCAATCCCTCACCGCTTTTCGTGCCGTATTGGAGGAAATGGTCGCGTTGAGGTTGATAGAGATAGGTCGAACTATAAACGATACCTACGTGCGGGTTATTGAAGATTGATCGATCACCAAATGCAGCAAAAATTATTCTGAAATGGATATGAAAAAACGGATAATACGAGTATTCCCAACCAAGACGAATGCTACGCCAACCGACGAGCTGGTACGTATCCGCGAAACTCCGTCCTTTTTCGACGAAGCGGACGAGGTGCACGTTTCTGTAACGTTCACCTGGGACATACCGATCGCTGAATGGCTGGCGAAACAATGGGAGCCGGTTGCAACGGTGAAGATCGGCGGTCCCGCTTACAATGAGCCGGGCGGCGATTTTATCCCTGGTATGTACATGAGGCACGGATACGTGATTACCAGCCGAGGATGTCCGAATCGATGCTGGTTTTGCGCTGTTCCCAAGCGTGAGGGCGGAATGCTCCGAGAGTTGCCAGTTACCGACGGCTGGATTCTGACCGATGACAACCTGCTGGCCTGCTCTCCGGGCCATATCGACGAGGTATTTGCCATGCTTGCCCGCCAGCCGCACAAGCCGCAATTTACCGGAGGACTGGAGGCATCGTTGCTAACCCCGACGATGGCGCAACGAATACATGAGTTACATCCCCAATCGCTATTTTTCGCCTACGACACCCCCAACGACCTGGACCCGCTCGTTGAGGCAGGCAAAATGCTTATCGAGGCAGGTTTCACCAAATCCAGCAACTCGATGAGGTGTTATGTGTTGTGCGGTTACAAGGGAGACACGTTCGAGAAAGCACAGACACGGATGGGCGAGGCGTGGCGAGCCGGTTTTATGCCAATGGCAATGTTGTTTCGTGATCTTGAGGGTAAATATTCAACCGATTGGCGCCGGTTTCAAGGCAATGGGCCAATCCGACAATCACGATCTGTAACTGTATAAAACACTTTGGTAGATGAAAATAATCGTAACATTTTCCGGAGGAAAGGATAGCCTTGCGGCGCTGTTGTGGGTGCGCGAGCACATCACCACCAACTTTACCACCGTGTTTTGCGATACGGGATGGGAGCATCCACTGACCTACGAGTACATCAATCGCATCGCCGACCGGCTAAACCTCGACCTCGTAACGCTCAAGTCGCCCAAGTATGATGGGATGGTCGGTTTGGCCAAGCAGAAAAAGCGTTGGCCGTCCACCCGTGCCCGATTCTGTACCCAAGAGTTGAAAACCAAGCCGTGCATCGACTATGTGCTCGACAACGTACAGGATAATATACTGATGATCCAAGGCATACGCGCGGCGGAATCTCCGAACCGTGCGGCTATGTCAAAGCAATGCACGTACTTTAAGTACTATTTCGAGCCATACGGTTATGATAAAGCGGGCAAACCAAAGATGCACACCTATCGCGGTCACGACGTGCGGGTGTTCCGAAAGCAATACGCTGACGATCTACTGCGTCCCGTATTCGATTGGTCGGCGCAGCAGGTGATTGACTACATCCTCTCGGCGGGGCTTGAACCCAATCCGCTCTACACGATGGGCTATAAACGTGTAGGGTGCTGGCCGTGCGTCATGGCGAGCCAGCGGGATATACTGAACATTTCCCGCCAATCTCCGGATCGCATCGAGCAGATTGCCACGCTGGAGCATGACCTGAAGTCATCGTTTTTTGGACCGGCTAAAATCCCCGCCCACGCGATTACCAGCGGCGAGAAATATCCGACAATAAACGATGTAGTACAATATGTCAAATGGCAGAACGCGACCGGCAGCCTGTTCGACGATGACACAGCGACCAGTTGCATGAGCTTTTACGGATTATGTGAGTAAAAACCTTTCAAAAATGAAATAATCATGGGAAATTTAACACTCAAAGAATTGGGGCGACGTGCATTTGAAACCGCCAAAGCGAAAGGGTTCCACGATGAACCGATCGACATCCCCCGCGCTTTAATGCTGACCGTTTCGGAACTCGCCGAGGCGCTGGAAGCCGATCGTAAGAACAAACGGGCCGACTTATCGGCTTTTTTCGATAAGGAACCCTGTGAAATCTTTCCGTTCCGTGAAAAGTTCGAGGTACACGTTAAAGACACGTTCGAGGACGAGCTGGCCGACGCGACTATTCGCCTGCTTGATTTATCCACCGCACTCGGCATCGATCTCGAAATGCACGTTCTGCTGAAAATGCAGTACAACGAGGGCCGAGGATATAAGCACGGGAAACGCTATTGACTATGTGGAGGCTGACAGACACCAGCGCCATGCCATACGGCAAATACAAGGGGCGTCCCATGTCGGGCGTCCCCGCCGATTACCTGCTATGGCTCCATGAGAACGGCAAATGTTCGGAAAGTGTAGCGCGGTACATTGAGGAGCACAAGCCCGCCATCGAGCAACGCAGGGACACCGAGGCTGCCGATCGGAAGCAGAAGACGGCCGACCGTATGCCGTTCGGCAGCTACAAGGGCGAAGTAATAGCGAAAGTCCCTGCCGAGTATCTACTGGCCATGTATGAGAGTGGCAAGTGTCCCGCGAATGTGCAGGAGTATGTCGAGCAGAACATGGCGGAGTTGCATCTGCGGGCCGAAAGAGATGGCAGGTGCAGGAATGCGTTGAAATCAATGTATTTATAATTTTTTTTGGATTATGAAAAAAAGCGACAAAGACTTGGCGAACGACATCCGGCAGCGGGCGAACGCGGCCAACGTGTCCATTTCGCAGTTATGCCGCGAGGCCGGCGTATCGCGCCAGTGGTATGAGGATTTGAAGCGCCGGACACCCCAACCGGTGGATTTGTACCTCAAAATCGACGAGAAGCTGAAAGAATACGAACGAGGTGAGACGGCCGACCACGTGGCAGACGTTTCCATGCAATAATCTGACGTTATGGAGATCAAGATCACACAGGAAAAGCGCGGCGAGGTCGAGCGGATCCAAAACGAGTTCCGCAGCAAGCTATCCCCCAATGAGATATTGCGCGGCACGGCGCAAGGCGTCAATAGTGCGCTGACACGCTCGATCCAGCGCATAAACAAGCGGATAAAGGAGCGATACAACATATCGCAGAAATACCTATCACGCCAGGCGGTGGTGTCGCCAAAGGCCAACAGCGGCAGCCTATACGGAGGCATCAAGATAAACGAAAGCCGACTGCCGATTATCGCATTCAAGCCCAAGCAATCGGGATCGTCTATTTCGGTGGCGATCCACAAGGGTAAAACGACCATGATCCGGCATGCCTTTGTCGCCACCATGGCCAGTGGGCACAAGGGGGTATTTTCGCGCGGTCGCTATCAGAAGCGGGTGGGCTTCGTACCCGGGCGAGAAAAGACGGCCAGCGGTAAGGTGCGTATTACGGAGCTGATGACGGCCTCGCCGTTCACGATGGGTATTTCGCCGGACGTTCGGACAGACGTGGCGGAGTTCATGGGCAATGAGGTAACGGCCCGCGTACACGGTATATTAACCAGCCGCGTGAATAAGATCGCGGCACGGCAATAAAGAGGGTGAAAGGTATGGGCAAGAATATTTTTTGTAGGTTCTTTCCGGCCCCCTACATCGGGGGTAGTCGTCATCGCCTTTTTTCGCCAGTCAGTAGGAAAAAATTGTCATAGCAGGTAGCAAGCGATTTGAATGAAGAAAAGGGCGCCCAAGGGATGGGTGAAAATATCTGATTTTGAGGAATCAACCGGAATAAGCGCCAAGACCATCACAGCGGCAATAAAGCGCGGATATATACCGGACAATTTCGCGGACATCGTTGGGACGTCCGCGACTTCTCCGTATTATCTGAACCCGCAGCAGGCCGCCGTATGCTGGTACAAGTCGCTGAACTCCGCCCACCCCAACCAGCGCAAGGTGCGTAATGCTCTGGCCGGCTACATCAAGACCTTTGACAAAACGGTAATCGAGCCGGAGCCAGCCGCCAAAGCTGCGGCCGCGCCTACAATGACCTACGAGGATGCCCAATTACAGGAAAAAATCGCCAAGGCAAGGATTGCAGAGCTGGAATTGCAGGAAAAAGAGGGGGCGCTGGTGTCGCGCGAGCGCATAAATGCCCAACTTTTCGCCGCCGGCAAGGAATTACGCGACACGCTGCTGGCGATCCCAGACCGGATTACAGATGTGGTCATGGCCGAGGATAATCGCGCCATCATTCACAACACGATCTACGATGCAATCGCCGATGCGTTGCAAAAACTCGCGGATTTTCAAACAAGGATAGACCAATGACAACTATTTTCACAGAAATAACCAAGTTTTTCCAAGGTTTGCGGCCGCTCGACAGGATTACGGTGTCGCAGTGGGCGGACAAATATCGGTTTTTGTCACCGATCAGCTCCGCAGAATCGGGACAGTACCGAACGAGCCGTACCCCTTACTTGCGCGACATCATGGATTGCTTGAGCGTTCACGATCCGCACCGTAAAATTGTCTTTGTCAAGGCCGCGCAGATTGGCGGAACCGAGGGCGCCAGCAATTTTGTAGGCTATTCCATGCACATAGCGCCGGCGCCCACCATGTTCGTGCAACCAACCGACAAAATGGTCGAACGATTGTCCAAGGGGCGCATCGACCCGCTGATCGAGAATTGCCCGGAGCTGAAGCAGCGCGTGGCGCCGGCCAAGAGTAGGGACAGCAACAACACGATCACGCAAAAGAATTTCCCCGGCGGCCTGCTGCTGATGGTCGGCGCCAACAGCGCGGCGGGATTGCGGTCGGTCCCTATCCGGAATTTGATTTTGGATGAGGTGGACGCATATCCGCAGGACTTGGACGGCGAGGGTTCGCCTATCGACTTGGCGATCGCCCGTACCCGAACCTTTCCCAACCATAAAATTTTCATGTTGAGTACCCCGACAATCGAGGGACTTTCGGCGATCGAGCGGGAGTTTTTAGAAACCGATCAAAACTACTACCATGTCCCGTGCCCGCATTGCGGCGCTATGCAGCCGTTGGTGTTTGCCAACCTCAAATGGGAGGAGGGGCACCCGGAAACGGCGAAATACAAATGCGACCATTGCGGAGAGCTGATTGCCGAGCGTCATAAGATCACCATGTTGGCAAACGGCGAGTGGGTACCTGCCAAGCCGGAAAAGGTTAACTATGACGTGATCGGATTCCACATTAACAGCCTCTATTCGCCATACGGATGGCATAGCTGGGAGCAGATTGCGCGTGATTTCATCGCTGCCAAGGAGAACCCCAGCAAGTTGAAGGTTTTCGTGAACACCACCCTTGGACAGACGTGGGCGGAAAAGGGAGAGGCGCCGCCGTTCAAAAACCTATACAACCGCCGCGAGCATTACAAGACCAACCACGTGCCCGCCGATGTGTGTTTCCTCACCGCCGGTGTCGACGTGCAGCGCGACCGCCTGGAGCTGGAGGTCGTCGGCTGGTGCGCCGACAAACGCAGCTACTCGATCGACTACCGCGTAATCGAGGGTGACACGGCCGGCACCGCCGTGTGGGACGATTTGGCCGCCGTCGTGAGTGAGCGGTGGCCGCGCAAGGACGGCATGGAGTTTCCCATCCGAATGATGGCAGTGGACACCGGCTACAACACGACGCATGTCTATACCTTTTGCCGGCGGTTCGTCGGCGATCGCGTCATACCGATCAAGGGACAGGATCATCTCGGCATGGCCTTTTCACCGCCCAAGCAGGTGGACATCACCAAGGCGGGTAAAAAGGTCGGAAAGATGCGCCAGTGGAATATCGGCGTGTCGTTCCTAAAAACCGAGCTATACGCCCACCTGCGGTTGGAGAAAGACGAAAACGGCGTACCGCCGCCGAACTATTGCCATTTTCCCGAGTATGACGAGCACTATTTTCGCGGACTTACCGCCGAGGAGCAGGTCGTCAAGGTGGTGCGAGGTTATCGGAAATTGCAATGGGTTAAACGCTACGAGCGCAACGAACCGCTGGACTGCCGCGTCTATGCCAGGGCAGCGGCGGCAATCCTCGGGCTGGATCGGTTGAGTCCCCAGCGATTGGCCCAAATGGGTGGCGCCACCGCCAAAAAGAGAGAGCCGCGCGGCGACGAAAACGGCGGGCGCCGTCGGGGCGGTAGTTTTTGGGATGATTGATATACCGAGAACTCGGTATATTTAGAAAAGGTTTACCGAGTTCTCGGTAAACCTTTTCACATGGTATTGTGAATACGAAATACCTCCCATAAATTCGTCACAAATCGTTACGCTACCATGTCGTTTACCATCGAACAATATACCGCGCTCAAGGAGGCCATCGCCACCGGTGCGACCACCATAACCTACGGTGATAAAACCGTGAGTTATCGGTCGCTTGCCGAGATGAAAGATTTGGTTCGGATGATCGAGGATGAGTTGTTTCCGGAACGTCGCTTGCGTCGTCGTCGCCTTGCTTGCATTGATCGAGGCTATTTCAGCAAAAAATGAGAATTTCGTTTGAAATATCACGCAGCCGTAAAAAACGGGCCTACGAGGCAGCCGACAAAGGCCGTCGCGGTAAGGCATTCCGCATGGCCAAGTCCACGAGCGTCAACAGCGAGGTGTCGGCCGCGCTGGTCACGTTGCGGGATCGTTCCCGCAACATGGTACGTAACAATGGATGGGCGCGTCGGGCGGTCGAGGCGATCACAAAACACACGATCGGCGAGGGCATCCAGCCGGCGCCGGACGCCGACCTGGACACCTGCCAGCGCGTAAAACGACTTTGGAGCAAGTGGGCCAACACGACCGCCTGCGATTGGTACGGCAAAACGACCTTTTACGGATTACAGGAGTTGGCAATGCGCTCCATCGCCGAGGGTGGAGAGGTGCTGATTTTGCGGCGCTGGGTCATGCCAGACGACAACAACCCGCTTCCTATCCAGTTGCAAATTTTAGAGGGCGACCAACTCGATCACACTCGCAACGGTAGTAACGACATGGGCTATTGCCGCCTCGGTGTTCAATTCAGCAAAGAGGGGCGTCTGCTCGGCTACTGGATTTTTGACTATCACCCCGGCGACAGCTACATCGTCACGCCGGCGCTCGCCAGCAAATTCCACCCCAAGGAGGATGTGCTACATGCTTTCGAGGTATTGCGGCCCGGGCAGGTCAGAGGTTTGCCGATCGGTGTGTCGGCGTTCATGAAAACGAGCGATTTCTCCGACTACGAGGATGCCCAACTGGTCAAGCAAAAGGTGGCCGCATGCTTTGCCGCCTTTGTGTTGGGGTCGGAAGATGACGGTGGAGAGGATGGCGAAAAAGGGATCGAGCGCTTGGAGCCGGGCATCGTCGAGCATCTCGGCGCTGCCGAGTCGGTGGAGTTCGCCAATCCGCCCAGCGTGTCCGATTACGATGCTTACGCCAGCCGCATATTGCAGGGAATGGCCGCTGGCTATGGCATCACCTACGAAATGCTGACGATGGATTACAGCAGGGTCAACTTCACCTCGGGCCGTATGGCGAAAATCGACGTCACGGCCAACTTCAAGAGCTGGCAATACTTCATGATCGTGCCGCAGATTTGCGCCCCCGTGTGGAATTGGTTTATTAGTGCGTGCATGATCAAGGGGGAATTATCCTCCTACATTTCCGCCGACTGGACGGCGCCGCGTGTTCAGCAGCTCGACCCGCAGCGCGAGACCGCCGCGCAGGTTGATAGGATCAAGGCCGGACTTGCGACGATCAGCGAGACGATCCGAGAGATGGGCCGCGAACCCGAGGAATTTTTCAAAGAGTACAAACAGGACATTGACCGGCTGGCCAAGTTGGGCATTACCATCGACAGCGTGAACACGGCCGCCGCCACTGTCCAAAATGAAGAAAATAATGGCAACACAGGAAACGAATAACCGCACCATGGGTGTGTTGTACGGGCGGGCGCTCGTGCAGCCTACGACCATCGACCAAGAGGCCCGCGAGGTAGATGTCGTATGTGCCACCGAGAAAATGGTGACGCGATTCGGCTGGGAGGAGGACTACGACGAAATGCTGGTTTGTGAGGCTGGGGCTATCAGGATGGACCGTGCAAATCAAGGCTTACCGCTCTTGGACTGCCACAACGCCTACACCGTTCATAGCCAACTCGGCCGAACGGTAAAGGTGTGGATCAACGAATCGCGCCAGCTTTGCGCCCGCGTTCGTTTCTCCAGCCGCCCCGAAGTGGCAGGGATATTTCAGGACGTAGTGGACGGGATCGTCAAAGGGATCTCGGTCGGCTACGAAATCTATAAGTTCGAGCGAGAGGAGCGCCCGAACGGCGCACGGCCTATCTACCGGGCAATAGACTGGATGCCGAGCGAATTGTCCCTCGCTCCGGTGCCTGCCGACATCGACAGCGGTATCCGCGCGGTACAACAGCAGCATCCGGTCGAAATTGTCAGAAAACAAACCACAAATACCACCAACATGAAAAAAACGAGAGCAACAGAAACAGGTAAGACCATGGAGTACGTCGTCGAGGGCGATCCCGTAAAGCAGGGGGACATCGTAACCGTCGATGGCGTTAAGGGCGTTGCCCTTTCCGATGGCGAGGTGGGCGACACCATTACGCTCACACTGATCGAGGCGGAGGCCGCACCGGCTGACCCCGACGCAATCAAGGCGGCCGAGGATGCCGCCGCCGCAGCTGAAGATGCCGCAGCCGCAGCCGAGGATGCTGCCGAAGCTGCGGGAGAGGCCGCTGCCGCAGCTACCGCCGCCGCTGGTGGTACGGAACCGACCGAGGAGAACCGCAAGCGGACGCAGGCGATCCAACAGATGGCCCGTGCCGCCGGCCTTTCCTCCGATTACGCGCTGGCGCTGGTCGGAACCAATCTTACCGTGGAGCAGTGCAGTACCGCAATCATGCGACGACTGGCCAAGCGGAGCCAGGATAGCGGCGTAAACGGCAATCACAGCGTGCGTGTGACCGGTTTGGATGCCGGTACCAAGAAGCGTATAGCCGTGGAGAACGCGCTGCTGCACCGCATCTATCCGTCCAAGTTCTCATTGGATGCCGGCGCCCGCGAGTTCCGTGGCATGACCATGGTAGAGATCGGCCGTGAACTGTTGTCCGAGCGCGGCATTAGCACCCGAGGCATGGACCGTTCCGAGGTGGCCAAGACGTTTTTCAGCCGTGCGCACAGCACCAGCGATTTCCCGCTGTTGTTCGAGGGCGTGATCAACAAGATGCTGCGGGCGCAGTATGAGTTCGCGCCGGAGTTTTGGGACAAAATCGCCCGTCAGACCAGCGTGGACGATTTCCGCGCCCGTGGTCTCTATTCGGCCGGTGTCGTCAACGGCATGAAGAAGATCCCCGAGGGTGGCGAAATTAAGTACACCACGCTTAAGGAGAGCAAGGAGACGATCCGCGTCGAGACGTTCGGCGAGGGTATCAGCTACACGCGCCAGGCGTTCATCAATGACGACCTGGGTGTATTCTCGATTATCCCGTCGGCATTTGTCCGCCACTGGGATATGCTCCGTGGGAACCTCGTGTGGGGACTGCTGACGGACAACGTGAAGATGTCCGACGGCAAGGGAATTTTCGACACGACCCATGGTAACCTCCTCTCGGGCACCAGCAGCGCATTGAGCGAAACGAGTCTTGCGGCGGCCAAGACGGCGATGATGAAGCAGAAAGACATCGCGGGTCAGATCATCCGCATGGTTCCGCGCTACCTCGTTGTGTCGCCGGAGAACGAGATGATGGCCAAAAAGCTGATCACCGCCACGACCCCCACCAAGTCGGCAGACGTGAACGTCTTCGCCGGCGCGTTCGACGTGATCGTTGAGCCGCGATTGACCGACCCGGAGGCTTGGTATCTGATGGCCGACCCGTATGCGGTGGACAGTCTCTATTACGCATATCTGGAGGGCAACGAGGGTCTGCGTGTGGACAGTACAGAGGAGTTCAAAACCGACTCCATGGACTATGCCGTCCGTGGCGATTTCGGCGCCGCCGCAATCGACTACCGTGGCATCGTGAAAGCAGCGGGAAAATAGCGTAACGGCAAACATCCCGCATGGGGCGGGGCTTACCATACCCGCCCCATCTTTTAAGCGAAAATTAAAACTTCAAAACAATGAAAAACTTCATTCAGGATGGTAAGACCATCGAATATAAAGTCGCCGACACCGCGATCAAAAGCGGCGAGGTGCGCGTAATTGGGGATTTGGCCGGTGTCGCCGTTACCGACGGTGCCGTAGACGAGACCGTCGTGTTGAACGTCACGGGCGTGTACGAGTTGGCCAAAGGTTCCGGCGCGATCACACAGGGCCAAAAGGTGTATGCTGCCGCAGACGGTTCTGGCATCGTGGCGACCGCTACCGACAACAAGCCGGTGGGCATAGCTTGGGAGGCCGCAGCAGCGGCAGACACCACGGTGCTGGTCAAGTTGAACGTATAACCTCCGAGCGTATGGACAACCGATTTGACAGGATGGCCAAAATGGCGTCTTCGACCATTTCCAACCTTATGGGCGAACCCGCTGTTTGGCTATCCTCAAATCGGGGAAACATCCCCGGGCGGGCGCTGTTCAAAGACCCAAGCGAACCCACGCAGATCGGAGACTCCGAAGGCTACGAATACCGGCCGAGCACGGCAACCGCAGAGTATTACGAAGATAATTTCGTCGGGATGAAGCAAGCCGTGGACGCCGAGACGACCGAATACCTCGAAATCCGAGGGAAGCGGTATTTGGTCACAGCGGTGGAGACCAAATTTGACGGGAAAACCTACGTGGCGCATTTGACGCCGCACGACGAAAGCGAAGAATAGACCATGGAACAACTGACAACCAAGGCAGATCCCAGCATGTCCCCCTATGAAAAATATGAGGACGAACTGGTTGCGCTGTTGCAGATGCCGGGTGTCGATGTCAAGCCGTTGCCAAAAGTCGAGGCGCTGGAGTTGCCGCGTCAGACGGAGAGACCGCAGATTTTCGTGCTGGTCAATGGTACGGAGTTCGCCGAGCGCGAGGAGTTGGCCGTCGTGGCCCAACTGGGAACCGTTCAATGCGAGCTATTCATCCGCGCAAAGAACCGGCGGGGAAAACTGGGGCTTTTCGACGTCTATGAGGCCGCGAAATCCCGCCTGCTGGGCTATCGGATGCAGGGCGCGAAAACGCCCATTTACTTTAACTCTTTCGGCTATGTATCGGGCCTACATAACTATTGGCAGTATGCGCTCACGTTTTCGTTTGCCGCGTATTCTGTCGAGGTAGACCGGCCCGATGACATCCCGACGATCAGACAAATCGAAAACGAATTTACCCAAAAATGAAAAAGTATGAGGTAGTGAGTCCTTACGTTGTATTCAGCGTCAAGGATGGTGCGGCCCGCAAGGAGTACGCGCTGAAAAAAGGCGATACCGTCGAGTTGCCGGAAAATGACATCGCGGTTCGCGCTATGGTCGCCCGCCGACAAATCAAAGAGGTTGCGGAGACGACTGCCGAGCCGGCTGTCGGTAAAAAGAAATAGTCGGACATTACAAACAGCCGGTAACGGCATAACAATTTTATGACATGGCAGATTTTTTACATGGTATAGAGCACGTCAACGTCGCCAGTGACGTGGTGCCCGTGAACGACATCGTTACGGCGGTTATCGGGCTGGTGGGTACGGCGGATAAGGGCGACACCAATGTCCTCACGTTGTGCAAGAGCGCGGCAGACGATGCCGCATTTGGCACACAAGGAACCATTCCCGAAGCGCTTAAAGCGATCCGCATGCAAGACAGCACCGCCGGCAGCGCCTTGGTGTTCGTCGTCAAGGTAAAGGACGCCACCGCCGAAATCACCGGTGCCGACATCGTGGGCACGATTTCCGAGACGGGCGAGCGAACGGGTCTCAAATTGTTTGAAACCGCAGGAAACAAATACGGCTTCGAGCCGATGATCTACATTGCACCGCGATATTCGGCGCTGGATGCGGTAAAACAGGAGTTGGCTGTCATTACCGAGAAAACCGAGGCGATGGCATACATCGACACGCCCGACGGATGGGGCTTCAACCAGGCCATCGAATCGCGCGGTGCGTCGGGTGATTTTGCCACGCTCAAAGCGGGGCAGAAACTCCTTTTTCCTCACGTCCTTATTCCCAACCCGGAGTACAATCCGGACGCCGAGGAGCCTGGGGAAAGATACCTCACGATGCCGGTGTCGGCCTATGCGGCGGGATTGCGGGCCAAGGTCGATTTGACCGAGGGCTGGCATGTGTCATCCTCTAACCACGCCTACACGGGGATCGAGGGTACCGACGTACCCATCACGTTCGCGCTCTCGGATAAAACGTGTGAGGCCAACCTGCTGAACGCACAAGGCATCACGACGGTTGTCAACATGTACGGCAACGGTATCGTGGAATGGGGCAACTACACCGCTGCGTTCCCCGGCACTACCACCCCCGAGGCGTTCGAGTGTGTCCGCCGATCGCTGATGATCATGAAGCGATCGATCACGATGGCCAGCGCCGCGTTTATCGACGTCAAGCAGGTGAAGCAGGCCGACATTGACCTGGTTCGCAACACCGTGAACCAGTACTACAACCGGCTGATGGCGGAGGGAAAGATCGTTTACGGTCAGTGCTTTTTCGACCCTGCGAAAAATCCCGTCACCGAGCTGGCGCAGGGCCACGTCACGTTTTCCAACGAGTGGACGCCCGCCGTGCCCATGCAGCGCATGACGTTCGACCACAAAATCGACCTTAACAAACTCTCAACCATCGAATAGCCATGAATATCGCAAAAGTTTACGACGCAAACGTCTATGTGAACAATGCCAGCAAACACGGGCTGGCGTCGGAGATCACCGCCCCGACCATCACGGCCCTTATGACCGACTACAAGGCGATGGGCATGATCGGTTCGGCCGAGTTTTTCAACGGGTTTGACAAACTCGAAACGACGATCAAATGGACGTACCCGGACAACGACGCACAGAAGGCGTTCGGGAATTTCCTCAAACCCGTGGATCTGATGATCCGATCCAGCAAAGCGGAGTATGACAACACCGGCATCACAGACGAAAAGCCCATCGTGATGTACATACGTGGGTACTCCAAGACGCTCCCGGGAGGATCGTTCAAGGCCAAGGAGGACACCGAACTGGAATCTACCGTGGCCGTCCAGTACTACAAGCTGGAGATCGACGGCGAGGAGATCGTCGAGATCGACGTAATTAACAACATCTACAAAGTAGGCGGCGAGGACTTGCTGGCCGAACGTAGGCAAAACCTTGGATTGTAATGGGCCAGCAAGCACTGAATCGTAAGCCGGATTTATCAGTCCGGCGGACGCTCCAGCTCGACGCCAACACCGAGATCGCCGAGATCGGCATCACGGTCCGCAAGCAGATGGAGCTGACCAACAACAAGAGCCTCACAGATGCCGAACGCGGCATGCACCTGATGGCCTCCAAAATTCTCGTGAACGGTCAGCCGATCGTTTACGACGATCTGATGGATGGCTTTACCACCGAGGAGTTGGAAAAGATCACCGAGTTCCTTTTCCCCGATGCAAAAAAAGAGGTTGAGGGGGCCAACTCAAAAAACGAGTAAGGACCGCTGCCGGTGCGATGGCGCTAATTAGACAAATTCCATACTCGGACATTGTTTTTTTAGCCCATTTTACCGGCGGCGGAATCGACGGCGTGCTCGATCTGATCGTGGAGGATTATTTCTCCTACTTGGACGCCGCCGTCGAGATTTACGAAAAGGAGATCACAACACCCCGCCGGGTGGTACTGTCCGGCATTGAAAAGCGATAACGACACATGGCAAACAACACTCTGAAATTAGCGTTCATTTTGTCCGCCACGGATAAAATGAGCCGTATAGTGGACGAGGCCGTCAAAAAGTCGACGGACAAACTTTCAGCATTCGAGCGTACTACAAGCAAAATAGGCCGCTCGATGATGAATGCCGGTACCGTAATGGCGGGTGCCGGCGCAGCTGTTGGCGCCAGTATTTTCGCGGTTGGCAAAGCGAGCGCCGATTATGCTGGCGATATGTTCGATATGGCCCGATCTACCGGAATGGGCGTCGAGTCGTTCCAAAAGATCGCCTATGCCGCAAAAATGTCGGGTATCGAAGCTGAAAAGGTCACCACGTCATTTATCAAGTTCGACAAAATGATCGTCGATGCCGCCGGCGGGAACAAGGCGTACATGCAGACGTTTAAGGATCTCGGCATTCAGATCAAGGACAGCGCCGGCAACCTCCGGCAACCGAATGCGATTTTCGAGGACGTGGCCGAAATTTTCCACAACACGGAAGATGGAGCCGCGAAAACGGCATTGGCAGTCGAGCTATTCGGAAAGTCGGGCGCCGCGCTGATCCCTATGCTGAACGATGGGAAAAGCGGTTTGCAGGCGTTTTACGCCGAGGCGAAACGAATGGGCCTTGTGTTGAGTGCCGAAGCGATTGGCAAGGGGGACGCATTTAGCGATCAGCTCGAACAAATTGGTCAGCAAGTCAAAGGCGTAAAGTTGCAGTTAGGCACGGCACTGATCCCCGCATTATCGGCGGCGGCCGAGAAAATCGCCGCAGTAATTGATAAGATCACGAGGTGGGTGCAAGAAAACCCAGAGTTGGCTGCCACGATCGGAAATATAGCGATGACCGTGGGCAAATGGCTGGCCATATTGGGTACGGCGGCCATTGCGATCGGTGGCGCGACGTTCATCGTCGGGCAGTTCGGAAAGGTATTCAGAACGGTGTCTGATACTATAAAAATCGGCACCGATATATACAAAGGGCTGACAGGAGCTACCGCTGCAGCCGGAAAATCGACAATAGCATATACCATAGGCCAAAAGATGGCTGCGGCCGCCCAATGGCTGTTTAATACCGCGCTGTTTGGGTGTCCAGTGATTTGGATAGTCGCCGGGATCATGGCTATTATCGCCGCCGTGGTATTGCTGGTCAAGTACTGGGACGAGGTGGCTGCATGGTTCAAAAAGTTATGGGATTCCATCGTCGGAATCTTCAAAGCGGCGTGGGAGGCGATCAAAAAGGTGTGGGGCGCTGTCACGGGCTGGTTTTCCAACCTTTGGGGCGGAATCAAGGCCGGTGTAGGGAAAGCCTGGGAGGGCATCAAAAACACCATCAGCAAAACCCGTGAGGGAGTACAAAAGGCATGGGGATCGGTGAAAGGCTGGTTCTCCAACCTTTGGAACGGCGTAAAGAACGTGACCGGCAAGGCATGGCAGGGGGTTAAATCGGTATTTCTCAATTACACACCCTATGGTTTGATCTATCAAAATTGGGATAAGGTTACCGGTTATTTCTCCAACCTTTGGGGCAACGTCAAAAGCGGTATTTCGACCGCTTGGGGCGGAATCAAAGATTGGTTCAGCAACATGCAGCCCGTCGAGTGGATGCGCGGCGCGTGGGAGAATGTAGGCACGTTTTTCTCGGGCCTTAACACTCGCTTCTACGAGTGGGGCAAAAACCTATTGCAAGGGCTTTGGAACGGTATAACCTCTATGGTCGATAAGATCGTCGAGGGGATGAAAAATATCGCGCGTAAGATCGCTACCGGCTTTAGGTCTATCCTCGGCATCAACTCCCCCTCCCGCCTTTTCGCCGAGTACGGTCTGAATATTACGCAGGGATTGGCTGTTGGTCTCGATCAAGGTGGTGCCGTCGTTGAAAACGCTACCGATGGCGTGGCCATGCAAGCGACCCGTGGAATCACGCAGTCGATGCAGTCCACCACGATGAACGCATCGACCATTGTAAGCGGCGGGAACACCGGCCCGTCCATTACCTATGCCCCGCAGATTACATTCGCCGGATCGACTACGCGGGAAGCGCGAGACGAGTTCGGAAAAATGCTGAAGCAGCACGCGAACGAGATCATGGAGATGATCCGCCGCTATGAAGATAACAAGGCGCGTTTGTCCTTTACGTAACGATTGAGAGCCATGTTTGCACAACTCGGAGATCACATATTTCAAGGGCTGAAAACCCCCGTATCGACCAGCGAGGCGGACGCCGTAAAATACGGCCAAATCCCTCGGGTCAACGATAAAGACGCCATCCAACCGACCGGCGCCGAGCTGCGGGAGATCAGTTTGACGATCATGTTTTCGTCTGAATTTTGCGACCCGCAGACCGAGATATTCGCGCTGAAAAAGTCGATGCACGCTTTCGAGGTGCTGCCGTACATTACCGGCGACGGGCGAATCGTTGGGAAATTCGTTATTACGAACCTTGACATCGCCAACCAACAGTGTACAGCGGATGGATGGGTGGAGTTGGCAACCGTCACCGTGAATTTGCTGGAGAGTCCCGGCGAGGAGGAAGCGGCCCCGACTGGGCGGGCGTTGAGCAGTCAGAAGCCGATCGCGTCGGCGCCCGCTGCGCCGGTTCCAAGCCCGGCGGCGGAGATAACCGGCGACGTGACCGCCGCCAAGGAAAAGGTTAGCGGGATGAAGCAGGCGATCGCCAAGGTAAAAAGCAGAACCACCAGCCTAAAGCGTGGTGTACGTGAGGTTCGACAGTTGGCCACTGATGCACAAGGGTTGTATGCGTCGGCCAAAACCAAGGTTGCGGCCACGGAAAAAATAATCAAGCGTGCCGGCCAGCTCCCCACCTCGCTGGACGAGGCGCTGGCATACGCGGAGAACCTTTCGAAAATTGACAACGTGGCCGATGTATCAGTTTTGGAGATGAACGTCGGCCAGCTATCCGCCAGCGCGGACAAAGTGACGACCAGCGCCACGCCGGTGGCGGGATTTGCTGGTACAAAGGAGGGAGGCAATTAAATGGCGAGTTTCAACTATACGACCGTTGAGGGCGACCGGATCGACCTGCTTGCTGCCAAGTTTTACGGCAGCATGGACGGTATCGCCATCATATCGGACGCCAACCCGCTCGTGCCACTTACGGCGGTTTTTCCGCTGGGCACGGTGCTGGTGATCCCGATCGTCGAGGACAGCGAGATGAACGTAAATACCGACCTGCCGCCATGGAAGCGTTAGAGAAAGTCATTGCGAAAATCACCGTCAACGGCAAGAACGTAACCGCCGACGTGTCGCCATACCTCTCCCGATTGTCGTATGCCGACAAAGAGGAGGCGGAAAGCGACGATTTGACGCTGACGTTCGAGGACACCGCAGGGCATTGGCAAAACGGCTGGTACCCCGAGCAAGGCGACACGCTGGAGGTGTCGATCGGCACGCCAGACGCTCCGCTGGATTGCGGACTCTTTGAGATAGACGAGATCGGGCTGGAGTTTCCGCCCGACACGGTGACGATCAAAGCCATCGGTGCCGCCATATCCAAGGCGCTGCGATCGCGGAACAGCAAGGCGTTTGAAAAGCAATCGTTGAAACAGATCGCCCAATATTTTGCGACGAAACACGGGCTGAAGCTCGTGGGCAACGTCAGCGACCTGCAAAAAATAGAGGTCGAACGCAAGACGCAGGAAAAGCAGACCGATCTCGCATTTTTGAGCGGGTTGGCCAAGGAGTACGGGATCGTTTTTTCCGTACGCGGAGATCAGCTCGTGTTCATGGACACCGAGGAGCTGGAGGCCCAGCCCGTAGTGCAGATTATTCATAAAAACGAGTTGAGCAGGGCGTCGTTCACGGACAAAACAAGCCAAGTGTATGGCGGCGCCGTCGTGGCGACCCGTAACATGAAAACAAACAGCGTCCAGAGGTGGAAGATCGAGCCGTCAGACCAGGAGGGCGGCAAGGGCACATTGACAAACGACACGTGGCAGGGCGACGTGACGGCCGAGAACGAAACGCAGGCCCAAGCCAAGGCCAAGGGCGCGTTGAAAGAGAAGAACAAGGACAAAATAACGGGTAGCATTACCGTTGTGGGGAACGTCAAGCTGGTGGCAGGGGTCAATATCGAGTTGACGGGCATCGGCAAGTTCTCCGGAAAATGGCATGTGGTATCGTCAGCCCATGACCTCGATAATTCGAGCGGCCACGTGACCACGGCGGCGATCAGAAAAATAGAGGTGTAGATATGTTTCGACTGGGTATAATATCAGAGATCGGCGAGGGTGAGAACCTGGGCTATGCGCGTGTTTCGTTCGACGAGAACGAGATCGTTTCCGGTTGGCTGGCCATGCCGTCCATGGCTACCTACAAGACGAAGCACTGGGTGCCGGTTGAGGTCAACGCACAGGTGGTTTGCACGATGGATGAGAATTGCGAGCAGGGCGCCATCGTGCTGGTCCTTTGGAGCGACACGGACACCCCGCCCGATTGGGCCGGCCCCGATACCATGGGCGTAAAGTACGCCGACGGCGCCGAGGTATTTTATAACACCAAGGACCACAAGTTGACCGTGAACGCACCGGACTCCGAGCTGTCGATCACGTGTAAGAAATTGAATGTAGAGGGCGAGGTAAACATCACGGGAGATACCACTGTTACCGGAGAGATCACCGCCAGCGTTGAAGTTACCGCCGGCCCGCAGGAGATAAAATTGACAACACACAAGCACCCGACCAGCACAGGCGTGTCGGGGCCGCCAACACCATAAGCGTATGCCCGTACAGAAATCAGCATTGAAAGCGGCGATCAAGGCCGCCATGCTCGCCGAACGAGATAAAACAGACAACCCCGAGGCGTCCGCCGATCGTATTGCCGAGGCCATCACGAACGCGGTGGCTGCCGCGATCGTCGATGGGGTAAATACCGCCGTGATCACGCTGGCGAATGCCGCCGGACCGGTGACGGGAACCATAATCGCAAGTGCCGTATGATTGCGCCGAATGATGCACGCAACTGGCAGGTCAGTATGGAAGATCCCGCGAAGATCGTCGAGGGGGTGGATGATATTGTGCAGTCCATCAACATCATTCTGACGACCATTTCGGGCAGCGATCCGTTGCGCCCGGAGTTCGGAAGCAATGTCTACCAGTATTTGGATAAGCCGTTGCCGTCGGTGATGGGGAAGATCATATACGAAGCCACCACGGCCATCGGCCGGTGGGAAAAGCGCCTTGAAGTAACCCGCATCACCGCGAGCCGCAACGATGCCGTCCATACGGTTTTTAAGATCGAGGGCACGGTGGTCGGATCGGCAGAACAGATAACGATAACAACGATCATATAATGGCTATTGACACCAACACACCCACATTTGTGGAACGGGATCCTGCCGTGATCATGGCGGAGAGCAAGGCAAAATTGGAGGAGCTGCTGGGGCGTGAGTTGCAACCCGCACAGGTCGAGCAGTTGATCCTCAATTTCGTGGTGTTCCGCGAAACGCTACTTGTGAACCGCTTTAACGCGGGCATGCGGCAAATGCTCTACCAGTTCAGCACGGCGCCGATCCTCGACTACATCGCGGGATTGGTCGCCGTAGAGCGTCTTCCGGCGGCCAGCGCGGGGTGCACCGTCCGCTTCACCCTTGTTGCGGGCCATGGCTCCGTCTTGATCCCCGAGGGAACCCGCGTATCGAGCAGCGACGGCGTGGCGATATTCCGAACGGTAGACGACGCCGTGATCGCGCCCACCACTATGACCATAGAATTAGCTGTTTTGGCCGATGTTGCTGGCAAGGAGGGGAACGGGTATGCCATCGGGACGATCAACAAAATACTGGACCCGCTGGCGTTCGTGTCGACGGTGGAGAATATCGACGTCACGGGCGGCGGGTCCGACGTGGAAAGCGACGAGCAGCTCCGCGAGCGCATCAAGCTGGCGCCATCGCAATATTCGTCTGCCGGCTCTCGATCGAGCTACAAGTTTTACGCGAAAAGTGCCAACGCCATGATTACCGACGTGTCGGTGTCGTCACCGGTGCCCGGCACCGTGCTGATCGTTCCGCTGACCGAGGTTGACGAGACACCCGCGCAGGTGATCACGGATGTGTACGACGTGTGCAGCGCCGAGAATGTGCGACCGCTCACGGACACGGTGATTGTGTCGGCGCCAGAACGTGAAGATTACGCGATCACGGTGGACGTGGTGCTGTACGACGGCGCCGATGCCGCGACCGAGCGGGAAAGTATCTCCAGCGCCTTGGAAGAGTATGCCACGGCGAAGCGTGAAAAACTCGGATTGGACATTATACGGTCGCACATAGCCCAAACGTGTCGGCTGGCCAACGTGTACGACGTTACGGTCGTTGCGCCCGCCGCGAACCTGATCATATCGGATGAACAATTTCCAAACTGCACGGCCATCACCGTGAACGTAACAGGATTTAACCGTGGATGATAAAAACGTCATAGCAAGCGCGATTTCCGACAACGAACTGGCGAGGGCCTTTTCGGAGCTGGTGGCCGATAGGTGGGACAACTGGGACTTATCGGAATTTCTGCCATACTTGGTGGACACGGTAGCCCCGAGCGTCTTGCCGTACCTTGCCGATCAGTTCGACATCGACGGCCTGCATGGGTTTGGCATGGCCGAGACCGAGCAGCAGCAACGGGACATCATCAAGAAATCCATCGCGCTGCACAAGTTCATCGGCACGCCGTGGGCGATACGTGAGGCATGCCGCACGGTGGGGTTCCCGATCGTCATTTTGGAGGAGGGAGTCACCGCCCAGCCTGGCGGCCCCGAGAGTCCCGAGGACTGGGCGCGGTTCCGTGTATTCGTTGAGGCGCCCGATAGTCGCCACATCACCGCCGAGGAGAGCCGGAAAATCCGGTTGTTCGTCGAGTTCTACAAAAATGAACGGTCGCACCTGGTCGAAATAGGCTATTATCAGAGAATCGAGCGCAGCACGATATACCTTAACAGCAACGACTGGCTTTATATCGACGCGACCACCCGCCCACGCGCGTTTTCGGCTGGGTTTAACCATGGATTCAAATAAAAAGGCAAAAATATGGCACAGAAAGAGGACTTAAAGGAACTGCTCGAACAGTATTTTCCCGACAACAACACCGGCGAGATTACCGAGCCGAAGGTCAGGGAGTTTTTGGGGAAAGTCATAGACTTGATCCCCGAGATAGCCGGCGGTGATCTTACCGGCACGTTCCCAAATCCGACGATTGGCGCAAATAAAATCGACGTGACGAAAATAGCATACAAGACCCTTACATCCGACCAAATCGCAGCGGGGGGATTGGATGACGGGGATATTTTCGCAGACGAGACGATCGGAGCGCGGGTGTTAGAGAGAGGTGCAGTCGATTCGCTGCGACTCGCCCAAAATGAGGCAAGTTGCGTAATAGCCGCGACTCAAGCTATCAGCATATCATCGGTATTTTCAATTCCGCTTACAAATATCGTTGACTATCAACCGGTCTTTGGATATTGGACGACACGAGCGATCGACGTACAAAATACGACATCGCCCAATCCCACGGCGCAGCTAATAATCGCGTGTAATAGCGCCGCCATAGATCAGGCGAAATTCGCAACCATGCCGGCGATAATACCCATTTTAGTCTTTTCAAGTGGAGATACTATAACTGTCGACGTACAGGTATACAGCGAGTTCAATGGTCGTACGTCCCGATCCGATAATATTAAACTTTACGGCCAAGGCGGTTATGTCAGTCTTATTTTGGCGAAAACAAGCACAGGTTACTTTCTCATGGGATCGAATAATCTCACAGACTTCTAACGATGAAACAGACCATAAAACCAATAGACGGCGTATTGCATTTGATCGCCTACGATCAACAAGGCCGTGAGTTGTGGAGCATGCGCCAAAGCAACCAAATCGTAAACGGGGCCTATGAAATCGCCGCCGAGGCGCTGGCGGGCATGCCGAATGCGGCCATTTCCAAGGTCGCGGCGGGAACGAACGGAACCGCGCCGACCGAGGGCGACACGTCCATCACTGACCCCACAATCGTGGAGGTGCAGACGGTCGAGTACCCCGCGCCCGACACCGTGCGTTTCAATTTCACCTTTGGCTACATGGACGGCGCGGGAAAATCCATTTGCGAATTTGGGCTGCTGGCGGCCGATGGGCGCTTGTTCGCACGCAAGGTTAGGCAGCCGATCGATAAAACCGAATATATGACTATCAAAGGCTCGTGGGAGATCAGCGGCGCCGGCATGGCGAAAATGCCCGTGGAGGCACCAAAATATCCCATCACACTCACAATCGACAACTACAAAACCGGAGACATAGCGGATGAGGGGATATACCCGATCGTATCACTTTATGGCGTGGAGGAAACCGACAATGTGGCCGACTACAAGATTTATCTTTTCCGCCGCATCAAAGGGCGCTACAAGTTTTTAGAGAACGGCAAAAAGGTGCGTAAAATATCCAAGGCATGGAGACATCCCAAGCATGGTTTGCCTATCGGGCAGGTGCAAGATACCGCGTTTACACCCATCCGTTTCGCAGGTAATACGCTTGGCGATACGATAACCGAATTTGGCATAGAAAAATTTAAGGAGTCGACGCTGGTCAACACAAGCGCGGGCAATCTCCGTGCAGATTTCGGCCACATCGTGGGTTGGATGTTCTCATACGATTCGGCGCTTAAAAATACCCGCATATCTTTCGGCCTGAACTATAATCTTGAAAAGGCGGATTTTGATAACCCTGAAACGGTCGAGAAAGATTATAAAAAATTCCCGATAAAAAACCTCGGATTTGCGGTGTTCAAGAATGGGGTTCAGGTAAGTGATATAACCGAATTTCAAGTATTGTGTAGCGCCTCATACGGAGAATTAGAGTACGCGATTTTGACCTAATAATGCCCTGGATTTGCCCCGTCGGTTTTTGCCATGGGGTTGACGAGGCGGTTTTTGCCACTCGAATGATCCGGCGGTCTTTAAGAGAACGATTAAACTATTTTAGCCCTGAATTTATCCCGTCGGTTTTTGCCATGGGTTTAACGAGGCGGTTTTTGCCACTCGAATGATTCGGCGGTCTTTTTGAAAAAATATGTGGGGAAATATGGATTGGACAACGATCATTAGCGCGGCAGTGGCCGCGATTAGTGCGGGCGGAGGTATTGGGATCTTCTTTGACCGGAGGCACAAGAAAAGGGCGGCCGAGCTGGCCAATGAATCCACCGTATCGTCGCAGTGGAAGGAGTTGTACGAGCGATCCGAGGCAAAGGTCAATTCCCAAAGCGACAAAATCGAGGGCCTATACAAGACGATCGGAGACTTGCGTTCACAAGTCAATGGTTTGACGTCTCAAAGAGCCGTATTAACGCTGTATAAGTGCTGCAAGGTGAATTGTCCCGACCGCGAACCACCATTTGGATCACAAGAAAACCACACCAAAAACCACGAACAACATGAGTAAAGAGCAGATCGAATTTGTCAAAAAAGTGTACCCGGCGGCGGCGCGACTGGCCGAGGCCGGAGGGGTTAATCCTCTTTTCGTGACCGCGCAGGCGGCGCTGGAAACGGGCTGGAAAATCAGAGGGATCGGCAACAACATTTTCGGAATAACGAAAGGGAGCTGGACCGGTCCCGTATCGCTGGAGTTGACAACCGAGTACTTCAAAACCCCGACCGTGACGTTCAAGGCCCCCGAGCGGGTCGTGTCGGTCGATCAGGTTGCGCCCGATCGGTACAAATATCGCGTGTACCGTCTTTTCCGTGTGTATCCGACCGTGGACGCATGCCTCGACGATCACCTGGCATTGCTGAAGAAACCGATGTACGCCGACGCGTGGCCCTATCGGAACGATGCCAAGGAGTACGCCCGCCGCCTTGTGGACAACACGGGCGCAAAATATGCCACGGCGCCGAATTACGCCGCTATTATGGCCTCGGTGATCGACACCGTGGCAAACATCGTAAAATCACTTTAACCATGAGAAAAGTCTATTACAACAGTCTTGCGGCCCGCCTACTTTTATGGCGTAAAGGCTACGAAACAGCCATGATTTTCGGCTTCATCTGCACGAAGCGCAAGAGGGCACAGCCGTTGAGTTCAAAATCGGTGAACCACGAGGCCATCCACGTCGAGCAATATATGGAGGTCACCGCCACGGCGATGGTCGTCGCCTTTGTTCTGTCCTTGGCGTTCGGCTGGGCCGTTTGGCCGTTCATCGTGGCGCTCCTGCTCTACTACGTCATCTACTTTGTAGAGGCAGGGATTTCGTGGGTATTCAACGCCGTGCGGCGGAAACTCTCGGCGACAGCGGCGGCGGATGCGGCCTATTACGCCTCCATGTTTGAAATGGAGGCACACGCTAACGAGGGGGATAACCAGTACATTTGCGGCCGCAGATCGTTCAACTGGATCCGTTACTTCGGCCGAGTATGAAAAAGTATCTGATTGTTGCGTCGGTGGCGCTGGCCATCATTGCGGCGCTCGTGATCCTGCTGCTGCAAAATAAAAGGTTGCGGCGGGAGCGGGACGCATACCGCAACAACACCGAGGTGTTGCTGGGAGAGATCGAACGCTACGAAACAAAGAGCGGCGAGCAGGCCGTCCGGGTGGGTGAGTTGCAGTTGCGGGTGGCGGAATTGGAGCGGTACCGCGCCGACGATGCCGCATTGATCAAAGACATGGGGGTCAAAAAACGGGAGCTGGAGCAGTTGACCAAGGTGCAACAGCAAACCATCTACCGCTTGCAGGGGCAAGCTCGTGATACCGTTTTTGTCGAGGTAACGCCCGACGGGTCCGCCGAGGTTCCGGCGAGGTGCGCCGAACATCACGACGAATGGCTCGATTTCTCGTGCTGCATTTTCCCCGATAATAGCTACAAGGCCGAGATCAACAGCCGCGACCGGATTACCTATGTGGAGCGTGTGCAGTACGCCCGGTTCCTCGGGTTTCTTTGGCGCACGAAGCGCGTAAAGTCCCGCGACCAGTCCATCGTCAACCACAACCCGCACGCCGAAATTATCGACGCAGAATTTATAACGATACGGAAATAAATTGTTCTATCTTTGTGCCGGCGTGGGATGCCGTCAAATGGGCGAAATTCCGCATTTGATTTTCGAATGTTTTACGCTTTGAAATTTATTGCGGTGATGTGTGTTTGTAAGCGGCTATAATAGAAGATGTTAGTATGTTATATCGGATTGGTATAGGCTTGCATGGAATGGAAAAGGTAAAGGTTATCATCGAATGGGCATCGGACGGAACGATTTCGGCCATGATGGAAAAGGATATGTTTGCCG